TCTATATAAAGTTCCTGTGAATATAACTTCATCTCCAACTTTATATTTAAGGCTTCCAGATGGCGCTGGTGCTGGAGCTACCCCACCATATTGTGGTAATTCCTTATTTCCTAATAAATATGGTTTAGGATCTACCCAACTACCATTTACCTTTATACCATAATGCAAATGTTCTCCTGTTGAAAATCCTGTAGTTCCTTTTGTACCAAGTGTTGTCCCAGCTTCTATTATATCTCCCACTTTTACCTTTACACTACCATACTTTAAATGACAATATGTAGTGTATGTATTATTTCCGTGATATAACGTTACATAATTCCCCGATGCTTGGCTTTCTGTATATCCCTTAACCGAATTTCTACAAGCTGTTACTTTTCCTTTTGCAGTGGCTACTATTTCTTTTCCGGAAGTCATGTCTATTCCATTGTGAAAATCTTCTACATATTTTCCTGTAACATTATTCCAAAACTTTCTTTTTCCAAAATCTGAACTTATATAAGAATAGTCCAATCCTTTAAATGGACTTTTTTTTATTTCTTTTAATGTATATCCCATTCTTTATTCCTCCTCATTAAATCCTTCACAGTCTTCTTCTATTGATATTGCTTCTTCTCTTCCTATTTCTTCAATTTGGTCTTCTTTATATTCCATTTTAATTTCCTCCTTTTTCATTTTTAATTTGTTCTAAAACTTCTAATATTTTGGCTGGTAACGGTAATCCCATAGCACCCCAATTTTCTATAATCGATATTCCTTCGTTAGCCACAAAGAAATACACAACTAAATTTCTTATTGCGCCTGTATCTCCAATAATTCCATCCAATAAAAAAGATAGAGCTACTACTATTAAATACCCTACCTTTTTTACTATTCCTTTTGCTCCTATGATGCTATTTAACTTTTTATTAATTATTGCTTTGCAAATTCCTGTGGCATAATCTAATACCATTAAAATTAATAATGTTTTCATTGCTGTATCTAAACCTCCTAAATAATACACTACTGTTGTCAGCACTGTACTAATAATATAATTAATTATTGTTTTCATATTTCCTCCTTTTTAATGTAATTGTACCCAATTCCTGGGTACTGTTTCATTTATTCCTGTTCTTAAATATACACTTCCGGTTGTATTCATTAGGATTTGCCACAACCAACTATCTGTTTCAGTCTTTCTCCATACATCTCCATTATTTGTTATTACAATTATAACTCCATATATATCATACGAAACAGGTGCATTACTATATTGTCCTCCTACCATATAAATACCTGGTTCATAATAATCATTAAAATCTCTTGAAGAGGTATTTTTAAAACATAATGGTTTTGTTCCCAATAAATCACTCAGTTTGTTTCTATTATGCATTATGGATGACGTATCAAGATATGTGTCATTTTTAAATTTAATTGACTTCGACATTATGATACCCTCTTCCAAATATAAACAACTAAATATGGTGGCATATTATTGTGTGCCTTATTTCCACCTGTATCTGTGGTATTTCTTCCAAACATTAGTGATGTTTCTGATTGTGTGCTTAATACATCTCCACCACCGGATGCTTCTGACCAATACCATCTTCCTGTATTATACTTATGACTATGTGATGGCATCTCATCTACAGTTAACTGATGTGTAGCTGAACCTCCTGTATTTCCGGCTGAATAAGTATTTCCGGCTCCCAATAAAAATCTATCTTTTATTTGTTCCCAAATTCCTCCAAAAATTTTGCCTGGATTTATGTTATTAACTGACAAATAAATACTTCCTACAGGATAATATGGACATACATAAATTGGTTCATTATTTTGATTTCTAAATCTTATTGCTTTTGACATCAAGACACCCTCTTCCAAACATATATAGCTATGTATGGTGGCAAATGATTTGTACTCCCTGTATTTCCATGGTTATGTGCTTGACTTCCACCTGTATATTGATTGGTTGCAGTAGTACCTCTGATATATCCACTACCTCCATACGGACCTCCTGGCGCTGTAGCTAACGAAGTTGTTCCACCACCTAAATTCCACAATTGATCAAAATTAGCTACATGGCTATGTTCATTTTGAATATGTGTATGTGATGGTATTTGATTTATATTCAAAGTCAAATCTTTTGTTGAATGATAATGTGTAGTTGTTCCTCCTGTACTTCCAGCCGAATATGTGTTTCCACAACATAACAAAAATTTATCTTTTATTTGTTCCCAAGTTCCTCCAAAAATTGTACCCGGATTTGTACTGTTAACAGATAAATAAATGCTTCCTACAGGATAATATGGACACACATATATTGGTTCATTGCTTCTAGTTTTAAACCTTATCGCTTTACTCATATACACCTACAAATAAGAAAAACCTAATTTTGTTCCACTAGGTTCTGATGCTTGAATCCATCCGGCATTTTCAAAAACATCCCAAGGCTCGCTTCCTGTATTATAAATCGACAATAATTGAACATGTAATGGTCTGTAATATGCTCTTATATAAAACCAAATATCTATCGAATTATCACTATTTTTGATAGCATATATATGACTTAAATTAATGTTTCCTGTTATAACTTCTGTTATTAAACTACTGTTGTTATACCATCCAACAAAAATAATCCCATATCCATTTTCTGTCCCTATGGATGATGTTAAAAGCAAAGTAATATTTCTCTGTTGATAGCCACCACTTGCTGGAAGACGTGCTATTCTGCACCATCCGGTTTCTCCTGTTTGACTATTATAATTCTGATGAGTTCTGTACAGATTCATTTTAAATTCTAATGTTTGCCTTTTATAATTCACACTACTGCTATCTATAAATGTATTATTTTTAATTCTTATACTTTTTGACATTATTACACCTACCAATTATCTATTACGTCATATTCTAAAACCTGAATACCATTGATTTCTAATGATTCACTATTAACAGGAAAGCAATTTATTCCTACAGATAATTTTTTTGTGTCTACAAAAAAAATAAATCTACCACGAGATAAGACTGTATTATATGTTGTTGTGCCGATTTTATCGGTGATGGTTATCTTAAAATCCCATGCCGATTCTTTTGTTAATGATAGGGTGATTTGACTATTATCAGCTATTGTTTGTGCTGTTGAATAAGTGCTTGCAGAAGTTTGTTTATATTGGTATTTTATCGTTACTGAATTTTTTGAATTAAGACTAGAATATGAAGCTTGTACTTTTAAATAGGTTTCATCTTCAAAATTATTCTTTCTCTTTAAATTGATTATTCCTGTTGGCAAAATCCAATTATCTACAATTACTGTTATAGCTTTTGTTGCTGTTAACCCTCTACTATCAGTCACTTTTAAAGTTGCATTTAAATTATTTGATACATTTACTTTTCCAAAATCAAAATCTCCGGCTGAAGTTCTAGATTTAGTTGTACCATTAAATGTTATTTCATATTTACTAATAGAAGCACTTTTCTTTGCTGTAGCAGTTCCGGCAGTAAATAATAAATTACTATTATTTCTAATAATCCTTTGATTGTTTTCTGTTATGGCAGTTGTAGTAGAATTACTATCCTTATAACTTAAACTTCCTACACTTGGAGCACAATTATTTGAATTAATCGAATAAGTTCCTCCTGTTTTTGTTGTAGAGTTATTTCCATATACGATTTTCACTTTGTATGTTGCGCTTTGAGAATTTGGAATACTTGCATATATTGCATCTGTAAAATAGCTCCCTGTATATCCACTTATTGATGTGCCAGATATCTGATCTCCACCAAGTTCCGTACCATTAGAACATACAAAATATACATTTACAGTTCTACCCAACGGATTATAAACACCAATTGTTAAAGTGTTTCCTATTGTAAAATTAGGCATGCTATTAGCATATGGATAACTGTATGTTTTAAAACTTAGATTCCCTGTTTCTGTCCATAATTGGCTATCAGCTCTTCTGACTCTGGTTTTAATATTATAACTTGTATTAGGGGATAATCCTCCAACAGTATAACGTGGATATCCACTTGCATCTTTCCAACTGCCATTATTTAAACTATATTGCAAATAATCACAAGAAGCATCTGCCCCCCAATATACTGTTACTGCTGTTTCATCGTATCCTTCTATGTAATGTGAAGTAAAATTTGCATATCGTGGTATTTTGGTTAAATCCATTTCACCATAGCCACTGGCATCTCCTGATGTATAAGATTGGTTAGCATTATCATCTATTGAAAATGAACATCCTATTCTCTTTGTTCCATCAGCATTATGTCCTACTGTTAAACTACCTGTTGCTATAGTATAATCTTGATTTTTTGGTATTGTTGGAATATATCCACTAAAGGCTTGTCCATCGATATTAACAGAATATGAAATCTTTGTTCCCCAAGAAGACCAATTCCAAGATGTTGATGCAATTGTCAAACTCCAACTTAATGATGATGTATTATTACTTGTAGATGTGCTATTTTCATTTACATGCAAATAAAATGTATGATGGTTTTTACTACCTGTTGCTGAACAAACTACCATCTAATCCACCTCCTACGTTAAAGGAACAATTCCTATTCCTTTATTATCTTCTGTTTCTATTCCTAACCATCTTGCAGTATTACATAAAGTTATTTCTTCTTCTATTACTGATTTTTTCATATGAAATTCATCGCCATTCATCCAAAACACTTTATTGCCTTTAAAATCATAGCCTGTGAATTCCTCTGGATTAATTACAACCTTACTTCCATCTTTTCCAAATATACATACTCCTTTCTCATCAAATGTTCCTATTAATGTATTTGCTACATCATAAATTTCTATTCTTCCGGCTTCATTTAATTGAGAACCCACTTTAAAAGTTCCACCTTTTACAAGATTTGCTGTCATGTTAATTACATTTATATTTTGCATATCTAGGGTTCCATCAATTAACCATGCTGATGTAAACATTCCGTTTATTCCTGTATTAGAAAAACCAATGCCCTGTGAATTAATCATCATTACATTGGTTGCTTCTTCTTTTGGTAATTTGTCCACTATAATTATTCGATTACCTTCATAAATAACATAACTATCTCCTAGTGTACCCCATATTTTAGAAGTGGCTTCATTCAATTCATTTTGTAATTGAACTGTAACTACTTCTTTTGCTGATGTGACTGTTTTGTCTGTTTCGGTTTTCATAGTTGTAATTAAATTCTTTAATTTGTTTTTAAAATTTCCAAATTCTATTTCTACATATTTATCATTTATACAGTCATATTTTAAAGATACAACATTCGTTGTTATATCTATTCCTAAGGCTTCATGTTTAACTGTAATTACATCTCCTAAATCAACAACTCCATCTATATGAGCTTTGACTTTATAATTACATTTAAACAGTTTGTTTTCATTTAAATATCTTTCTGCTTGTATTCTTAAATCATTTATTAATTCTTCTTTATAAGCTTCTTCATTTAAATTACCGTCTTCATCTTTGAATTGTTCTTTATCAATGTCTTGCTCAAATTTCACTACCTTAGTATAAGGTACACTATATATATTTAAATCTGATAATAAATATAGTTCTGGTAATGTTATTCCATCATACCCTACAGGTAGCAATTTTGTTACAACATCATCCCATATTTCTGTACTTTCTATTTCCTTTGAGTTTTTTCCATATTTAATAGTTATCCCACGATCAGCTCCGATTTGTTGCTTTACTCCTATATTCCAATTATCTCTGTATAAATGTCCACCCCATTTCTCAACAACTATTGATATTGTTTCTTCTAATGTTTTTCTTATAATTCTAGCTGTATTCATATCTGCTATATCTGATATTGTTGTAAATGGTGTAGGACTATCACACGAATTATTAAAATGATCTAAAGCATCGTTACAACTCTTATTTTCAACATATGCATTCGCTATTATATATTTCGATGTATCTTTAGACAGATGACATCCTTTAACAATTATTTTGTTGTTTTTTCTTTTGGGATTTGTTAGTCTAAATCCCTGTTCTCCCCATCTTGTATTGGTTCGTACTATCATTCCTTCTTGCAAATAATCTATATCTTCAATTGTGGACTCTAAATCTAAATAGTAATCCCCATTATCTTCTATATATATCTCTGCTTTTCTAGGATGTAAGATTTTTAAACCATTATGATTAAATAATCTTTCTTCCGATTCATAAACTTTAATCATTACAACCACCTACTTTTAGCTTCAACTTTTATTTCAGTCAAATTACCTGTCCAAGTTATTGTATTATTTCCAACTAATAGTTTAGGAAAGATTCCAAACATATTTCTATTTTTATAAACACCATTTAAATAGGCTTCTTCTTTTATGCTATCTATAATCACAGATTCTTCTCCTTCTGGGAATGTATATTTAAATACTGTTGAGCCATTTACAGCCAATTCTATTTCTCCACTACCTTTTAGTGTAATTATTGGTTTAGATGTTTCTAATCCCTTATTATTCACTACTAATGATGTTTCTGTTGTTATAATTAAATATTGTGGCTCTTCATCTTTTAAATATTTAAATGGTTGAGTATGAAATTTAACGGTTGCTGTTTTAAATCACAACAATTTTTCAAAGTCTATTTTATCTACTATTCTGCAATTGTATATTTTATCTGGTTCATCTGATAAATTTAATGTTCCTTCTCCTGTAAAATACTTTGCTACTGCATCTATATTATAATTTTTGGTTAATCCTATTTTGATAGTCTTTATATAGCTTTCGTATCCCAATTCTTCAATAATATCTCCATCTCTTCCATCTATGGTTGTTGTTGATGTTCTCATTTTAGGTTTTGTTATAGGTGGTAATTCGCATATTAATAATCCTGGAATAGTATCGCTTCTTATTCCCTTCCATTCTACGTATAACATTATGAATACACCACCTTTTCTACATTATCTATAACCAATTCTCCAAACGTTTCATCAAATGCTTTAAATGTCATTCCAGACAATGCTTCTTTAAAAGCATCTACCATCATTTCTTTATTAAACGAAGTTCCTTCTGATGTTCCAACATTTGTTATATTTGTATTTAATCCTAAATCAAAATCTGTTGGTATGGCATCTTCTATATCTGACATAACGTTATCCATTTCATCTGTAAATCCTTCTCCAATACCTAGAGCTAAGTTAGTTCCGATTTCATCTCTAAATAATGTTGATGGAGATTTGATTCCGAACATTTTCTTTATGAATTTAGTTACATCTCCTACTAATGATTTTATTTTATTTTTTAACCAATC